TCTAGCACTCTAGCAATTTCCTGTTGGCGTATAATTTCCAATGTGGCTCGTGCACTGTCGCTTTTCCATTCGGGGTGTCTGCGCTCGGCATCGAGTGCGATGGCTGCAAACATACCGCCTGTGAATAGCAACAAAAATAAAAATAATCCGCCCAAATATGCATCGGCACGTAGAGCCCGCATGAATCGTTCTTTGCGACGTGCATCAGCAGCTTCCATGGCCATTTTTCTTCTTAGATGAACTTCTTGTTGTTTGCCCAGTTCATCCATCATTTTGTTTACATCGGTCCACAATGCGCCCAACTCGGGAGGCGATTGATACACCACCAATTCACGTAGGTCAATACTCATTTGTTCCAACTTCTTTTTCATTAGAACACGTTGTAGTGCACGTTTGCCTAGACTGGCATCACCGGTGTATAATTCATTCTTGCTATGCTTTTCTTCTTCTTCAAGTACTGTCTTGCACTTGTGAAATGCATCAAAAAATTCACCCAACTTTTCGCCAATCTCGGCATAGATGTCGTCGGTTTCGCCGCCCTTTTTGTTTAACTCGATGACTTCGTTTTTCTTTTCTACCAGTTGACGTCGTTGCTCGGCAGTGGGCGGCTTGTCTTTGTGTTGGGCATTGAATTGTTCGTCAAGGTCCTTGAGTACGCCTTTGACATCGCCAGCGGCACCCTTGATATCTTTGTATAATTGACAACCCTTTTTAATGGCCTGAACTGCACCATTAGCCAGGGCAAACAACGTTAATGGATCCATTTCCCAAAGCCCCTATTTATTATTTAAGGGCCCGGGTGGAAAATTATCTAATACGTTTTAATATTTCTTCGTAAAAGGTATCAAGCTCACCACCAAATCGGCCCACTAGCTCGGGAGCCAGGTCCTGGCACAATGGATAGTTTTTATTATTGAATGCTTGAATAAAAGCAGCATGTAAATCAATTTGTTGTTGCAATGAGGGGAAATCTGCTAAAGGTATTTTTTCAGCAGGCACCACACAATACAAAGTGACTGGTGCGCCTTTCACTTCAAATGTTTCTAATTCTAACACTGTGTGCGAGCTTTTTAATTTTTCAGCTGCTTCTTGATTCCATATAAGTTGCATTTTACTTTCCAAAACGAGGTTTAATTTCCAGTGCACAGAAAATTGTTTGCACTGCTTGGGCTTGGCTCACACAATCTTCCAAGGCATTGTGCAGGCCTTCTTTGTTCTTTTCTCTAGGGTCACCATGCACTTTAAACAAACTACGACTATCACTGATTTGCCAGTACTGCCAATTGGGGGTCATGTCATACTGTTTGTACAAATGTTCTAGTATGCCAATGTCAAACACTGTGCCTTGGGCCCAGATGTTGTCCGCTCCAACTAAAAATCTATTCAATTCCTTTAGCATTTGTGTCACGGGAATTCGATCTTCCATGCCCAAGGCTTCTTCTCTAACTGCTTCGGCTTGTGTACTCCACCACTGCATGGTGTCTTCGCGCACAATACGACCACGAGCAATTTGTTCATCAACGTCGGGTCGGCAATATATTCCCGCTGCCACGTCTTCTTGTGTGTAAGGATTAAATTTAACTGCACCCAAGGTCAACACCACACAATCGGGACAGGTGCCCAACGTTTCTATGTCCAGCATCACATCCATGTTATTTCTTTTCTGTTAATAATTTATGGCTTTCGGCCGCTACCACACGTTTTCTTAGACTGCTTGAACTAAAACTATGACTGCGTTCATTGAACACCAATTCAATATCACGCAAGCCACATTCTTCTCGGCCAGTAAAATCTTTATTCACGTACTCGTCGCCAAGTATACGCACATCTACTGGAAGTATTAGTAATAAATCACGTAAATCTTGCTCGGTGGTATAAACCACAACCTCGTCCACATAACGGCATGCGGCTAATTGTATTTGCCGTTCCACAATGCTTTGTATTGGTGAGTTTTTGTCTGGTCTATCAATACTGGCATCAGTTTGTAGGCCAGCAATTAAATAATCGCAGTGATTTTTTGCTTCGGCCAACATGGCAATATGTCCGGCATGTAGCATGTCAAATTGACTAAATGTGATGCCAATTTTTTTGCCATCGGCTTTTAATTTTTTAACGTGATTGAATATCATTCTTGTTCGATTTTGATCATTAATGGAAAACCATTGTTGCGAGCCAACACTGTGACTTCTATGCCTTTTTGTTCGGCTATCTCGTAAGGCAGTGTTGCTACCACTGCAGATCCTTCCTCGTGCACCTGCATGGTTTTTGCATACGCCGCTTCTTCCTCGTAGTCAAAAACTATTTTTAATGTTTCAATCACAAATTCCTGTGTGGTGACTTCATCGTTGATGTATATCACACAAAAGTTCGGCGGCTCACTGATATTTTCTTTTGGTAAAATTTTAGGACGTACCAGGGTGTCAGTTTTGCTCATTAGTTTCTCGGTCATAAAAAAAGGGAAGTTGTTGCTTCCCTTTATTATACACTAACCTTGCTTATTTTGCAAATGTTATTTGTATCTTTTTGGGTTTCTTTTCTTCCGGAACCACGTGTTCTAGTGCGATACTAAGGATACCGTTTTGAACTGTTGCTCCGCGAATCTCGACATTGTCTTCCAATGTAAAGGTGCGTACAAAGTTACGGGCACTGATTCCACGATGATGATATTCAACTTCGACCTCGGGCTTTTCTTTTTCGCCTCGGACCGTGAGAATATTGTCTTTTAGTTCCACATCTAGTTCGGTGTCTTTGAAACCGGCAACTGCAATTTCAGCAACATAGTGTGTGTCATCCAGTTTGATCACATTGTATGGCGGATAATTTTCGTTGGTTCTACTGTTCGCAAAATTGCGAGTCAGTTCGTCGAATAAACGATCAAAACCAATCGCATGGCGATGTAGTGTAGGTAAATCAAAGGTGTGAATAGATAGATTTGTCATTTGTTTTCTCCTTTATAAGCAAGATGACTTTTGATGTGTAGCCCCACCCGGGCACTACATGTTTATTTATTATACGCTGTTTGATATAATATACAAATATTTTGAATAAATCAATACATTCTTTTGGGCAAACTCTCTGAATCGAGTTTTTTGCGCCAACGATTTTTGGCAGCACTCTTGGCTTTTTTACGTCTTGTAGTGGGTTTTTCGTAAAATTCACGATCACGTAATTCTTTAAGCAAGCCTGATTCCAGCACTTTCTTTTTGAATTTACGCAAGGCCTTTTCTACATTTTCATTTTGAACAATAACAACATTGCCCAATGGTTTATTGAATTTTGGTTTATCGTAATAGCTCATTGTTTATTTAGTAAAATATTCTACAGGATCAGTGATTTCTGCCTGTATGATTTTGTCGGCAATTTTGTTCACACGTGCCAGCCATTCAAGGTGTTCCATCGAGTCGTTGTAAAAGTACACATTGTAGGGCTTGGTGGTATCCCGCATCACATCGGCACAACTTTGAATTTGAGCTTCTGTGGCGTTGATGATCAACACTGTTTCAACAAAATCTGGGGGTGTAATAAAATTGGTATGCATGTTAATCCTTTTTCAAATATTCTGCAATTTGTTCACGTTCTACATCGGTCAATATGTCAGGATCGTATTTGCCTTGATCTATTTGATCAATCAGGTGCCAAATATAACGGTCATTGTAGGCATAGGTATCGGTTTGTTCTTTGTCAACTTCGATCCACTTGATGCCGTTGTATTTAAATAGTCTATTGGGCAAAAAGTCTGTTCGCAAATAAACATCACCTTTTCGAGGATTGTCGGGAAACTCACTACCAAAATCACTGTTTACAGCATTTCCTGTTATCTGGGGTGCGTTATCTGCCGATATAGACGCACCCCTATCTTTTTTTCCCGGATGCGGTGCCGCTTCGGGTTGCCGATACACTGGCGGAGGCTCGGGCGGAGTCACATAATCTCCCGGACGTTCAACATCGGGAATGACCTCAACTTCCTCTATGGCTTGATGTAGTTCTTCAACTTCTTCAGGTCGCCAGGTTCGTACTGCCGGCTCTTCGCCAGTGTGTTCTTCTTCAAAGTGATATTGGTGTTTGGGTTCCACAGGATCTGGCAACAACATTGTTTGCACATCCACTGTTCGTTCTTCTTC